CTCTTCTTACAAGAAGAACCTGCTTTACGCTTATGATACTTATAGTTTGATGCAGTCACACCAGCGTGCATATGATATGGAGTCAAACCAAAATACACTTTCTTTGCATACTTCCAGTGCGGAGGTTTATTGATGTCGGACCTCAATCTAGGTTCACCAGTATTAGGGTCAAGAATAGTATTGATAACTCCATAGATGAATTTAAGTTTTGAACTAGTATATTTTTTAAGTCCATCTTTTAGTCCAGAGTTATTTTTATTCAATTCAATACCAGCCCACTCTCTCGTATCAGAATTAAGTTCACCAGCAAGTCTAAAAAGATATTTTTTGATCCATTCAACCACTGCATCAGAGTAATCAGTTTTGATTCCATATTGCTGATTTCTCGCACCGTTTGAGTCTTCTGTCAAAGCATCTCTGTCAGCATAGATGTGAGAAACTTTTTTCTCAAAACTTTTGTATTCAACAGGATCAAAAACTTTCAGAGCATCATATGCCTCTGGAAACTCTTGAAGATAAAAAGCAATTGATTCAATGTCATTCGGATCACTTTTTACAAGAAGATCTTTTCTTAATCCGATTGAAGCAATCTTTCTCGCTTTAGGAGTGACCTTCTGCGGAAAACAAAGAATTTCAATACCCATTAAATCAGCACAAGACCTCAATTGCTTTAGTTGATCAATTGTCCAACTCTGAGCAAGACTATTTTCTTCTTGTGCTCTGATGTGAGCATCTTCGATCACAATATCATGTCCATTCAATTCTGGAACATTCAACTGAATAAACTCATCATTAGAAATGATATAGTGATTTTTTGTCTCTGGGACAAAGACATAGGTTTCTTTTTTACCAATGTCACAAGTAATAAATTTGTTCATAAAAAAATTTCAAGTATTTGGGGTTGAATACCAATAAAGGTATTTCCAGATGAATACTAATAAGATTTCTTCGGTAAGTATTATGCCCTGAATACTAACAAGAGTATTTCATGGTGAATACTGATTGACCCGAAGACTGATATTATATCAAAAAAAGACCACCCCGTCAAGGGTGGTCTTCGGGTTTCCGACAATCGTAGAGTCTGCACGAAAGACTCGTCAATATTTATTGAGTTTCCTCTACCTTTTTTTTCTTACCAATATTATACTTGGTCTCAAGAACCCACTCGTTCTTTTCTTTGTATGCAAGAACTTTGATTTGATTGAGTGGTGCAATATCAGTAACTCGTTCTGGTTCCAGAACTGTCACTAGACCCCAATCACAAAGCAGTTGAATAATTCTGTTGCGGCGCTGAACATCGTTTACTGTCAGGTTGGCGTGCTTACCATCCAGAGCAAACAATTCTTTAAAATGGACAATGTAGTACCGTCCCTGCTTGTGCAGGATGTGACAGGACTGATAGATCTTTTTCTCCTTTCGGGATGCGACTCCAATTCTCGTCAGAGTTTCACGGACCTTCAGAAAGTCATCTGGTTCATTCAAGGTAACTTCAATCATTTGGTCCGCTGACCATCTGACTTCAGGTTCACTAATCATCTTTTTCCTCCAGTCTCAAATTTAGATTTAATAAATGACAATTGTTCTTTGGTTAAGATGCTCAGAGCCTGTTTTGCTTTTTCGTTACTATATCCATAATAACGCTTCACATAG